ATGCCAAAACGCCACCGCCGAAGCTTCGGAGCGATCCGAAAACTACCCTCCAAACGGTTCCAGGCCACCTACACCGGACCGGACCTCACCAAGCACACTGCACCCTCCACTTTCGAAACCCGCGAAGATGCGGAAGGGTGGCTCGCAGGCGTCCGCCGGAAAATCCAAAACGACGAATGGACGCCGCGTCCGGTTAGGAAAACAGCTCGGACTTTCGGGGATTACGCGGACACCTGGCTAAGAGAGCGGACCCTCGCGCCGCGGACCAGAGCGCACTACAACTGGCTGCTGCAAACCCGGATTCTGCCCACGTTCGCCACGGTCCCGCTCAAGGCCATCACAGGCCCGTTTGTACGCGAATGGCACTCCACCATGGGAACGTCCACGCCGACGCTTCGCAGCCACGCGTACGGCCTCCTGAGAACCATCCTCGCCGGGGCCGTCGAGGATGAACTCATCGCCGCGAATCCGTGCCATATCCGCGGCGCGGGGAACGCCAAAAGGGTACACCGGATCAAACCCGCGACCGTTGAGCAGATCACCGAGCTGGTTGCGGCGATGCCGGATAAATACCGGGCACTAACATTGCTGGCCGCGTGGTGTGGACTCCGCTTCGGTGAACTGACCGAATTGCGGCGGGCGGACATGGACCTGAAAAACAATGTGCTCCACGTTCGCCGCGGCGTCGTCAGAGTCAACGGCGCTGTGGTCATCGGCAGGCCGAAGTCCGAGGCCGGTATCCGGGACGTGAACATTCCGCCGCACCTGAGTACGTTCCTGGAGGATCACCGCGCCAGGTTCGCCGCACCGGGCCGGGACGGCCTGCTCTTCCCCACGGTCACCGGCGGGCACCTGGCACCGGCGACCCTCTACAAGTCGTTTTATAAGGCCCGTAAGGCTGCAGGGAGGGATGACCTTAGATGGCACGACCTCCGGCACACCGGAGCCGTCCTGGCGGCGTCCACCGGTGCCACCCTCGCCGAGCTGATGGCAAGGCTCGGGCACTCCACCCCGCAGGCCGCACTACGCTATCAGCACGCCGCCGACGGCAGGGACAAGGCGATAGCCGCCCGTCTATCTGAACTCGCCAAAGGATAACGACACGCACGTAAATTACACGTGTGGTATTCTATGTCACAACAGGTAGCCTTGCAGCCGAGTCCGACGGCGAAACAAGGGGAAACCAAGAACCGCATGTTGTGAAGGCACCAATTCGCATCACAAGGGCAGGCAGGGTCCGGACCAGTCCAACTCCCTTGGAGCCGCGACAGTAGAAACACACTGTCCCGGAGGCTCCAATGCCCACCAAAAGAACACCGCCAAGGTACGCTTCCCTGACCGAAGCCGCCGACTACGCGCACATCTCCACACGCACACTCCGCCGCTACATCACCGACGGACGCCTCACCGGCTACCGCGTCGGACCCCGCATCATCCGCGTCAACCTCGATGAACTCGACAACCTGTTCAGCGCCATCCCTGCAGCCAGCGCATGAACACGGAAAAGAGAAGCCGCCCGGCGGGGAACCAGGCGGCAAAAGATCATCCGGGCAGGCGATCCACCCCCAGCATAACCCATGACGTGATCTCGTGACCGCCGGCTACGCCAGCGCCCGCCGCGCCACCCTGGACAAGCGCCGCGACCAGCTCAGCGCCGAGGCGGCCAAGCAATACCACGACACTCACGGTCAAATGGTCTCCCAGGCTTCCCAAGCGTCCGGCAAGGACTCCCTACCTGAGGCGACACTCGAACAGATCGCGGACTGGATACTCACCGCCCTCGAAACCGGCGACGCCATACCCGGTATCAGTCCCGACGAATACGCGGCGATCGTCAACAAGGGCGACATAGCCAACAAGGCGCAGGATATCCGCAACCGCGACGCGGCCAAACAAATCATTGCCGCCGAACAGGCCGGACAATTCACCCCGCCGACACCCATTCCGCTCGATGCGTTCATCGCCAACGCCGCCAACCAAGAGGAGGCATGGCGGATCGAAGGCCTCTGGCCCGTCAACGGGCGCGTCCTCTGCTCCGCCGCATACAAGGCAGGGAAAACAACCCTCATCGGCAACCTGCTCCGCTCCCTCGTCGATGGAGACCCCTTCCTCGGCAGATATCAGCCGCTGTTGGCCGACGCCCAATACGTGCACGAGAACGGGGTCCTGCTCATCGACACCGAAATGACCGAACGGCAGCTCGGTGCGTGGCTCGACGACCAGGGCATCAAAAACCAGCACCTGATCGAAGTGCTGTGCCTGCGCGGCCAACTCTCAGCGTTCAACATCCTCGACCCAGCGACGAGAACCAAATGGGCACGGAAAATTGAGGGCTCCGAAGTTGTCATCCTCGACAACCTCCGCCCGGTCCTCGACGCGCTCGGTCTGGATGAGAACCGGGAAGCAGGAAAATTCCTCACCGCATGGGATGAATTCATGTCCGAAATGTTCGCCACCGAATCGCTGATCGTCCACCACACAGGGCACGGGCAGGAACGCGCCCGCGGCGACTCAGCACTACTTGCCAGCAACGACGCCATGTGGACACTCATCCGGGACGACGAATCAGAGGAACCGATATCGCCGCGCTACTTCAAAGCCATCGGCAGGGACGTGGACGTGCCCGAGACGCTGCTCAACTACGACGGAACAACCCGGCGCCTGAGCATCGGAGGCGGGAACCGGAAAGACACCAGGACGGCGGGGAAAGTCCATGCCGTCCTCGACTTCCTCAAAACCTCGCCCGGAACCTCCAAGACCGGGATCAAAACCGCGATCCCCGGCGACGACAAAGACACCGCCAAAGCCATCGACGAAGCACTCCGGCAAGGACTCATCCGGGCCGAAAAAAACACCGGCAGAGGAGGCGGATTTTTCTACCATTCAGTCAACATCGGTGGATCGGTAGAGATCGGTACCGATGTTAATTCTTTTCAGGTAGTCGGGTGTAACCCGACACCTGAAATAAAACACGAAGAACTACCCGGCTTCAACTTAGGTGAAAAACAGGATTCACCTAAAAAGAAATCCATCCCTCCAGCACAACATAATCCCTGCCAGTCCCACCCGGTCACGCCGAGGCCCGACCTCTGCGAAGACTGCAACAAAATCCAAGCAAAGGAAGCATCATGAGCAAGCAAAGTATCCAAGACCTGTCCGCCGACCACCGCCGGGCCGCGTCCCTCATCATCCACTACGGCAAAACCGACAATGAGGGCATCAATGCGATCCTCACCGAGAGCATGGATGCGGGCAGAGTGGTACCGCTGATCTTCGCCATCCTCTCCGTCTACGACCAGCTCGGGGATGAGCTGCGGTCCGACGTTGGCCAAGCCGTCCTGTCCTCAGTCATCCACGACCTCGCAGGGCAAGAACAATGAGCACCCTCAAACCCTGCATCGACTGCAACGAACTCAGTGATAAGCAACGGTGTGCTGAGCACCGACCCAAGCCAGCACCGAAGCCCAACGCCAAGCGCAAGGCAGCGGAGTATGACACCGCCTGGAGGGACCTCTCCGAACGGGCACGCCGACTGCAACCGTTCTGCCTCTGGTGTGGTGCTACCAGCAACCTCCAAACCGACCACACCCCAGCCGCGTGGGAACGGAAAGCCGCCGGGAAACCCATCCGCTTGCAGGACGTGAGGGTGCTCTGTGGTGACTGCAATGTCCTCGCCGGACAGGCACGGCCCGGATCCGGACAACGCACCAGCGAAGAAAGGCCGGAGCAGCCTGCCCCCGTCTCACCATCCGGACGCCACTTGACAAAGGGGGGAGAAGGGGTAAGCGATCCGCGCCCGATCCCGCGCCGAAGGCAAAGTTTCAATAACAGTCCGGCGGTTATTCCTGGACATGGGCTGGTGGAGCCGTGGTAGCCGGTCCTAAGGCCGCGATTACGGCTGAGCCACTGGATTTCAGTTCCTACCCTGCGGACGCGGCAGAGCGGCGTATACGGTTCGTTCACGAGTATCTGATCGTCCCGCGTGGGCATGGTGCCGGTGATCCTGTGGAGCTGCAGGACTTTCAGCAGGCGATCATCCGGGGAGCTTTTGCGGCTGGTATTCGTAATGGCGTCGTCTCTTGCCCGAGAGGTAACGGAAAAACGAGTCTGGCGGCAATGCTGGCGGTTGCTGAGATGTTTGTCGGCCAGTTTTCGGCGGAGGTCCTGGTAGTCGCGTCGGATCAGCGGCAGGCGAATGTGACGGTGAATCAGGCTAAGCGCATGATCGCCCTAAATCCTGAGCTTGCGGAGCGTGTGCAGGTGTTCAGTGACCGCGTTTATGTTCCACATACGGATTCCACGCTGACGCCGCTACCTGCTGAACCTGACGCCCTGAACTCCTGGGATGCAACCCTCATCGTCGTTGACGAGCTGCACGTCGTCACCCGCGAAGTGTGGGAGGCAATCACCTCAGCATCGGGCAAGCGGCCGCAATCGTTGACGCTGGCCATTTCGACGCCGGGCACGTCTGAGGATTCAATCATGTGGGACCTGGTCAAGCTGGGAAGGTCTGGGGAGGACCCGGCATTTTTCCTCCTCGAGTTCGCTTCCCCTGAGGGTGCTGGTTCGGATGACCGCCACGCCTGGCGGGCCGGTAACCCGGCGATGGTCTGCGCTAAGCCGTTCCTGTCTGAGGATGGGTTGCTGGCGGCGCGCAAGACGTTGCGGGAACCGGCGTTCCGGCAGTTGCGGATGGGCCTCTGGTCCAAGGGCGTGGATTCTTGGCTGGAGTTCGGACAGTTCGAGGCCCTGGCCGACTATGCGCGCACCGTCCCGGACCGGACCCGGATCACGCTTGGATTCGACGGCTCCAGCAGTGGCGACAGTACGGCGTTGATTGCTTGCACGGTCGAACCGGACCCCTACGTTTTCGTCATCGGTGTCTGGGAGAATCCCGGCGACACGAAATGGCGCGTACCGCGGGAGGAAGTCAGCGCACACGTCGAGATGGCTTTCGAGTCGTTCGACGTCGTTGATATGGCCTGCGATCCGTGGGGATGGCGCTCCGAAATGGAGCAGTGGGCAGCCAAGTACGGGCCTAAAAGAATCCTTGAATGGGACACGTCCCGGCGTACCCGGATGGGGCCGGCAACGGACCGCATGTATCAGCTCATCGCCACGGAGGGTATCAGCCATGACGGGGACACCCGTTTGATGACGCACTTCACGAACTGCGTGGCTCAGGTGACACCGCAAGGGACGGTCATTACGAAAGACAAGCGCGTTTCCAGGAAAAAGATTGACGCCGCCGTGGCGACGATTGCCGCCGTGGACCGCGCCCAATTCCACACCAACACCACTAAACGCCGCCGTGTTGCGGCTTTCTAAGGAGAAAATATGAATGAGCTGTTGAACACTCTGTTGCAGAAGTTGGACGCACCCGCGGCCCGCTACACACTGTTGGATAAGTATTATGCCGGGGAGCAAGCCCTGGCGTTCCTCGCACCGGAGGCCAGGACGGCTCTGGGCTCCCGGTTCGGGCGGATGTGCTCCAACATCCCGCGCCTGTCGGTTACGGCCCTCGCGGAGCGGCTGAGGGTTACCGGCTTCCAACGTAACGGCGTCCCGGATGCCGAACTGTGGCAGGACTGGTTGAGCAACGACATGGACCAGCTCGCCAACGTCGCGCACCGCGAAGCCCTCACCTTGGGTACCAGCTACGTGATTGTTTGGGCGAATGCCGCCGGGGAACCCCACGTGTCCGTGGAGTCCGCCCGTCAGGTCGCTGTACTCCGTGACCCTGGCACCCGGCGTATCGTCGCGGCGGTGAAACGGTGGGAGACCGATAAGACCACCGAAGCCGTGCTCTATGAGGCGGACACGATCACCCGGCTGCGGGCCAACAATGTTGGAGCGGCAACATTCGGGCAGTTCGCCACAGTGGAAGTAGTCGAAAACCCCTTGGGCATCCCCCCGGTGGTCGCGTTGCAGAACAGTGACCGGCTCCTCGATGACGGGGTCTCCGAAATGCAGGACCTGATCCCGCTGGTGGACGCCTTGAATAAGCTGCTGGCCGACATGCTGGTCAGTTCCGAGTACTTCGCACGCCCCCGGCGCTGGGCAACCGGCCTGGAACTTGAGGAGGACGAGGACGGCAACTCGGTCAATCCGATTTCCGAAGACCGCCGGATGATGGTTTCGGAGGCACCGGAAACGAAGTTCGGGCAACTCCCGGCGGCTGACCTGTCAGCCTATGAGGCTTCCACCCGCGTCCTGCTGGGGCAGATCATGGCCGTGTCCGCCCTGCCCGCGCATTACCTTGGGACGCTCACGGACGCCCCCACCTCTGCGGATTCGATGCGCGCCTCGGAGTCGTCCCTCGCGGCGCGTGCCGACGCCCGCCAGGCACAGTTCGGGCGGGGATGGGAGGACGTGGCCCGGCTCATGATCGCTGTCCGCACCGGGCTGGACCCACTGGGCATCGACGTACGCGTGAAGTGGGCCGACACATCCACCCGGTCCATAGCGCAGGAAGCCGACGCCGCCGTGAAACTGTTCACCGCCGGCCTGCTCCCGGCATCCACGGTGTTGGACCGGCTCGGATACACGGACGATGAAATCCGCACGATCCGCGAAGCGAGGCGCACGGAGGCCCTGGACCTCGCCGGAACTGACCTGAAAGGACTGCTGGGATGAGCTACGAGGATCTCATCAAAGCTCTTGGCCTGAGGACGGGGAAGATCATCCTCCAGCTGTGGGAGGCAGTCCTGGATGGGCGTATCACCGTGGCGGACTTCCTAGACCTTGCCGCGCAGACTGTGGCCCTGGCTAATCAGCAGGGCCGCGCCACGGCGGAACTTGCCCTCTCCGGTTTCCTCACCGCCGCTACCGGGCAGGTTGTTGTTCCCGGCGCCATCACAGTCACCGCCGCTGACGATATTGAGCGGCTGGCAAGGGCCATGTTCACGATCACCGAATCACAAAAGGACACGGTGATGCAGCTGGAGAGGATCGCTAAGACGGAGCCGATGGAGGCAGCGGCCCGGCAATTCTCCGAAGGCATCGCCGCAAGCCCGTTGACAACCGGATGGGTACGGTCCATGGAGGGTGACGCCTGCCAGCTCTGTAACTGGTGGTGGCGGGAAGGCCGGGTCTGGCCCAAGGAACACCGGATGCCAACACATAAGGGCTGCGCGTGCACCCCCATCCCCACCGTCTCCAGCAACATCGAATCCACGAAATACACCAGACGACTGGCCCGCGCTACAGCAGGCCACGGACAGAAAGTAGATGCAGCATGAGCACCGAAACCGAAGAGACCACCGAAGAGACCACCGATGATCTGCAAGGTGTACGGAACCGTACACCTGAACCAGCCGAACCGGAGCAGGAAGAAACCACGGAGGAAGAGACCGAGCCGGAAACCTTCCCGCGTGAATACGTCGAAAAGCTGCGGAAGGAAAACGCCGACAACCGCGTGAAGGCCAAGACCGCCGACGACCTCGCCGCACGGCTCCACACGGCCCTGGTGACCGCTACGGGGCGCCTGGCGGACCCTACCGACCTGCCATACGATCCGGGCCACCTGGAGGACGCCGAAACGCTCACGGCGGCTGTGGATGAGCTACTGGCCCGCAAACCACACCTTGCCAACAGGAAGCCACGCGGCGACGTAGGGCAGGGAACATCCGGTTCCACCAGTAGCGTAGACCTCGCCGGAATCCTCCGGTCACGAGCGAACTAAGGGGAAGATGATGAATCTTGAAAATGACATTCACGCGATACGCAAGGCACTGGAACGAATCGCGGACCAGATGGACCCGGACGGCAAGCGGGAGAAGCCAGAGGGACCAAAGAAGAAACCCCACGCCATCGTGTGCTAGATGAAAGTGCGGAATTTCCGCACTTTGAGCGGCGGCAAGACCGAAAAGATCGAGATGCCATGGAGATCGAGATCAAGCCAAAAGCTCGGGATTACGCGACGCTAGATGAAAGTTCGGAAATTCCGAACTTTGAGCGGCAACGCCCGCGGGCACCTGTCGCTTCCGGCGACACCTGAACCAGGTTCGGCCCTCTCGAAGGGCCGGCAGGTGTGGTCTTCAACTCCACAACTGACGTGGGAGCGACCACGGTAGTGTGATGCACTACCGTGGTTTTCGGCTTGCGCCCGCGCACGCGTGGGAGCGATTTTGCGAACTCGCAAAATTCGGCGGGCTTCAAGTTTGCGCCCGCGCACGCGTGGGAGCGACCAACCGTGGCCTTCAAGGACACAGTTGCCCATTACCGAATCCGGTAATAGCCCCTTGTCCATTACCGACATGTCACGCTATTGACAGATTCGTTATTCAAGGAATCTTGAATATCTACCTAGTACCGCCGGTATCGGCTACCATAAAGGGTAGGGACTGGCTCCCTCTAGCGTTGCTGGACAGGCTCCAGACGTGAAAACACCATTCACCGTCTTTAGGAGCCACATATCATGACCCTCGATACCGTCAGCGGCCAGACCCTCATACAGGAGCAGGTCGCCTCTATTCTCGTCCAGCCACTAGAGGCCGCTTCCGTGGTCCTCGCATCCGGCCCCCGCATCTTCGATTCCTCCGAGCCGCTGAAAATCCCCACCCTCACCGGGTCCACTGATCCGTCATGGGTCGCTGAGAATGAGCTGATCCCGGACTCTGAAGTTACGTTCGGTGAAATAAACCTCATGCCCTCCGACCGTAAGTCCATCAAGGCGCTGACCAAGTTCAGCAACGAAATGGCCCGCCAATCCAATATCGGTCTGGATGCTGTCCTCAAGGCCCGCATCGTCAAGGACGTGGCCGACAAGCTCGACACGGCCCTGCTGATCGGCGACGGGACACTGAAAACCGTTACCGGCATCACTAAGCAGGCGGGCACACAGGCCGCTGTCCTGGGTGCTACGGACGCGGATTCGTTCCTCGACGCACTGGCCCTCGCTGCTGCTGCGGAAGTCACCCCGAACCGTTGGCTTATGTCCGGTGCTGATTTCTTCACTATCCGCAAGCTCAAGGACACTTCGGGCAAGTACCTGCTCGAATCCGATATCACGACGGGCACCACGTACCGGCTGTTCGGTATCCCTGTCACCGTGACCAATAAGCTGGCCGCCGGTAAAGCGGTCCTGGCGGATATGTCACAGGTCGCCGTCGTCCGCGATATCGCCCCCTCGGTGACTGTCCTCTCGGAGCGGTTCGCTGAATACGATCAGCAGGCTATCCGCGTCGTCACCCGCTACGACCTCGGCCTGCTCCACCCTGAGGGCGTCGTCATCCTAACCGCCGCCCCGGTGGTCTAATCCAGTGGTGACAACCAACCTGGTAAGGCGGCCCCGTTTCACTGACGGGGCCGCCACGGCCGTCTGGAGTATCAAGGGCGGTTTCCTCGCCAAAGTGGCAGGCACCGACGCGGCAGGCAACCCCATGTCCGGCCTGCACGTCACGACGGGCAACACGTCCGGCGTACCGAACACCGCGCCGCACACGGAAGTGACGTTGGCCGCCGGCGAGAAGGTCACTGTTTGGGTTGAGGGCAAACTGTTCAACACCGCGCCGAAAATGTTTGTAGGACTGGTCTCCACAACGGGGCAGATCAACCCGAACCCGACGACGGGGAACAGTGTTGAAATGCTGTTCCCGGCCTCCAGCTCCGCATACAGCACCGTGACGGCCACCATTACGGCCCCGGCCAGCGGTCCCTACCTGCTACGGCTCTACAACCTCACAACGGGCACGTTCGACGTGACCGGCGTCAGGGCGTCAGTCATGGCAGCACCGGATTCATTGGGCATCTTCGACGGCGACACCCCGGACACCGCCACGACGGCCTACGCCTGGACAGCCGCCGCCAGTAGTAGCGAATCCACGGCAACCGTCGTGGAAGTAACCCCCGAACCTACACCGGACCCCGAACCTACACCGGAGCCTTTACCTGACTCCCCTGGGAAGCGGGTAGCCGACTTCCTCGGTCAGGGTTACAACCCCGAGCTTGTGGCAATGGCTGACCAACACATCCTGATCGTCACGGCTATGGCGCAGGCATACACCCGCGGCAAAGGTTTCACCGGGGGAGTGCCCGCCGATGATGTTGCCGCCGTCATCACGACGGCGACGGCCCGGCTGATCGCCAACCCTGAACAGTTGGATATCCGGGCCGGGGAGGTCAGTGTGAAGGGAGCCTTCACCGGCTGGACATTGGCTGAAACTTTCGTCCTCAATCGGTACCGGAAGACCGCACGATGATCTACAAGGACAAGGTCATCGTCGTCACCGGAGGCGGCAGGGACGCCAAAGGTAATCCGTTGCCCACCGTGGATTCCGGCCCCTTTCCGGCGCAGGTGAACCCGGTCAGCTCCAGCGAGTCCGTGAAGTACGGCGCGCCCCCGCTGACGGCCTACTACCGGATGATGATGGGCTCATACGGCGGGGACCTGCTCACCCCCACCGGACAGGTCAAGTGGCGCGGGCGCAGTCTCTCGGTACAAGGCGATGTGGAACCGTGGATCGTCAACGGACGGCTGCACCACTACGAGGCGACGCTGAGAGTGGGATAAAGATTTGGCGTCAACGTCACCCCCCGGTCTTACGAAGCTGGCCGGACGGGGAACGATGGGAAGTCAAGGTTCCAGTCGGACTGATTGACTCCCAGCGCCAGAACAGGTAGACCCCCGGCAACTGTCCAAAGTGCCCCGGGGGTCTACTGCTGTTTAGTCCGGTTACCCCGGCGTGCAACTATCGTGCAATAACGACAAAAATACCGGCCTTATTTAGTGGCTTCGAGCAACCTTTGAAGCTCTTTTACGGAGACCATACGCCGGGGATTTCCGTTGCGGTCCAGCTCGCTGATGAGGACCTGGATACCAGCCCTAAGGGCTGTGTTTGAGTTGCACGACTGTTGCACGCGGCCTGTCTCTGACCCCTCAATGTGCCTCTGACCAGGCCTTTCTTTGGTGGGCGATACTGGGTTCGAACCAGTGACCTCTTCGGTGTGAACGAAGCGCGCTACCACTGCGCCAATCGCCCCCTTGCGGGAGAGCGGAGAACGCCAGCCAATAGCCTGACATTCCGCCGATGCTCTAAATGCTATCGGAACACGACCAGCAGAACCAAAATCGAATGGAATCTGCGTGGAAACCCCGAAAATAAGGCATTCGGAAGCCCGATTTGATGAATAGGAACTCGTCCTATAGAGTTTTTACTCGCAGGAACACGAAGAAAACATCGCTTCGAATCCCCCGGATTTTATGCGGATTTCGTATGTGTTCCCCATGCGGACGTGGCTCAGTGGTAGAGCATCACCTTGCCAAGGTGAGGGTCGCGGGTTCGAATCCCGTCGTCCGCTCGCAGGTCACTGTTGGGCGTAATCGGTTTCGGTGATTGAAGAACTTCAATTCAGAGGTTATTACGTACACGGTGGGGTGGCCGAGAGGCGAGGCAGCGGCCTGCAAAGCCGCGTACGCGGGTTCGAATCCCGTCCCCACCTCGGTATGCATTATGGGCGATTGGCGCAGCGGTAGCGCGCTTCCCTGACACGGAAGAGGTCACTGGTTCGATCCCAGTATCGCCCACCAAATAGAAAAAGCAGCTCCGGACCGGGGCTGCTTTTTCTATGCCCGTTAGTGAATAACTTTTAGGCCGATAACGCAGCCGACGATTCCCAGCAGTAGCAGGACCTTGACGACCGATGCCGGTTCGCCATCAAAAATCATTGCGTACGCAACAGTTAACACCGCTCCGATTCCGACCCATACCGCGTATGAGGTGCCGACGGGCAGCGTTCTCATTGCCCAGGCGAGCCCGGCCATGCTTAGTATCAGCCCAACGACAAACACAACCGAAGGGCCCAGTTTGCTTAGCCCTTCGGATTTGCCCAGCGCTGTTGCCCAGACGGCCTCCAGGACACCGGAGACCACCAGAATTATCCATGCCAT